CTCCCGAGGATGAGATTGTGCTCGGGTTTGACGGGTCGTATAACGGTGACGCTTCGGTGATTGTGGGCGCTGTGGTTCCCAAGAATGATGAGCCGGTCAGGGTGTTTATGGTGAAGGCGTGGGAGAAAGATTTGGAGCATGACGGCCCTGAGTGGCGGGTGGACATTGGGGAGGTTGAGCAAACAGTTTTGGATTTCTGCCAGAAACATAATGTGAAGGAGATCGCGTGCGACCCGTTCCGTTGGCAACGGTCTATGGAAGTGTTGGAGGGTTACGGTTTGCCGGTGGTTGCGTTCCCGCAGTCCCCACAGCGAATGATAAAGGCGTGTGCCGGGTTCTTCGATTTGGTGGCTGAGAAGCGTTTGGTGCATGATGGCGATGCGTTGCTGTCCCGTCATATCGGTAACACGGCTATCAAGTTGACTCCTGCCGGCCCTCATATCAAGAAGGAAAACCCTAACTCCCCCCGGAAGATTGATGCTGCGGTGGCGGCTATTCTCGCTGTTGACCGGGCCTCCGGTAAGATAGAAGAAACGGTTGTGCCCGAGTTTTTTGGTTAGGGGTCTGATGGCTACGGTTTTGCAGGTTGCGGGTATGGTCGGGGTTACTGTGGGCGCGTTGTTGTTGAGTGTGCCGGTGGGTTTCATTGTGGGTGGCGTGTTTTTGTTGGTTGTCGGATTTGCGTTAGGAAAGTAACCTGTGGTTTTGAATCGGCTTTTTGAGCAGCGGGCAACATCGTTTCAAACGATTTTCCAGGCAGGCGATGACCTTGCGTTCGGTAATTTGTCGGACACTTTCATTGACTCCAAAACGGTGTTTCAGGTCAACGCTGTGTTCTCGGCGGTGTCGTTGATTGCCGACACAATCAGCACACTCCCGTTGGATGCTTACATTCGTATTGACGGGCAACGGCGGGCGTTCCGGCCTCGACCCGCATGGGTGGACAAACCGGACATTGCGTTACCGAGGACAGCGTTCTACAACTCCGCGATCGTAAGCCTTTTGCTTGATGGCAATTTATTCGTGCGCGTGTTCAGTAACCAGCGGGGCGAAATCGTGAACCTGGTTGTGCTTAACCCGTTGACCGTTGAGGTGAAACGTAACGCTCGAGGCGAAGCCGTGTTCACGGTGGAGAACGAAACCAAGACACTGACGTCTGAGGACATCATCTTTATCCCTGATGTGTTGCGCCCTGGTCAGATGCGTGGTGTTTCGCGTGTCGAGGCTTTGAAAGAAAACTTTGGCCTTGCGCTCGCGTTGGAGAAGTTCGCTGCAACCTTCTTCGGTAATGGCACGAACCTGTCGGGTGTGATTGAGGTTGACCAGAATTTGACGGCGGAGCAGGCCGAGAATTTGCGCAACGGTTTCGATTCGAAGCATCGTGGTTGGCGTAGAGGGCACCGGACTGGCGTTCTGTCGGGTGGTGCGAAGTTCAAGACCACACAGGTTGACCCTGAGTCATCGCAAAGTATTGAGGCCCGCAGATTGGCTGTGGAGGATGTGGCGCGTGCGTTCAATATCCCGGCAAATATGTTGAACATTCCTGGGACTACGACTTACGCGAGCGTGGAGCAAAACAACATTCAGTTCATCACTCACACGTTGCGACCTATCGTTCAGAAGCTTGAGGATGCGTTCTCACCTTTGATGACTCGTTACCCTGGTGGGCAGACAGCTTTCATCAAGTGGAACCTTGACGGGCTTGCACGCGCAGACCTGTCCTCGAGAATGAGCGCTTACAGCATTGGGATTCAGGCCGGGTTCATGTCAATCAATGATGTGCGCCGGTTGGAGGACATGAGCGATATTGATGATCCTGCCGCAAGTAATGTGCGGGTTCCGTTAGCGAATATCAACATTGATGGTGCAGACCTGGTTGCGGATGAGAAGCGTGTGAAGATGGCTCAGGTGTTGGTGTTGTCGGGTTACGATCCGGCTGAAGCGTTGGTGGCTGTGGGATTGAGTCCGATTGCTCATACTGGTTTGGCTTCGACACAGTTGCAGCCGGTGGCGCAGGTTGACCCTGAGAACCCTGGTGCTGTTTACGAGGTGCAATAATGCCGATTGAGCACAGGCAGGTGACTGTGGGGACTGCTGTTGTGGAGATTGTTGGTCACGATAATCAGCCTCACGAGGTTCACGTTCACAACAACAACAATGACAACGCGCACATTCTTTTTCTTGGCGGGTCGGCTGTCAGTACGGCTACGGGTTTGCACGTTGACGCTAAGGACACTTTGACATTGAACTTGGGGCCAGGGGATCGTCTTTTTGCGGTGTCTAATCACACTGCGACTGTGGCGAGCGTGTTGGATATAAGGCAAAACGACTGATGGCTCCGTATTTCATTTCTGACACTGCTGAGGGGTGTGATGGTTGGGCTACCGTGAAGGATGACGGTGAGGTGATGGGTTGCCACACCACAAAGCAGGATGCGATAGATCAGGGGTTGGCCATTGCTCAGGCAGAGGATTCCACGTTCGAGGGTGAGCGCCGTGATCTGCCAGACAATTACCGACCCGCGACTTCAGATGATGTGCCGGAGGGTCGTGCTTGCGGTAACTGCATCTTTTTCAACGAGGACAATCTTGATGATGAGGGTCGGGCGTTTTGTGAGCGTTGGGAAGAATATGTTGAGGGTGGCAATTATTGCAACGCTTGGGAGCCTCGTGAGGAGGCCCGGCAAGTTGATTTGAGCCCACCGGCTTACATGAGGGCGAGCGCTAGGCGTGGCCTGGAATGGCATCGTCAGGGTTTGTCGGGTGATGGTGTTGTGGATCGCACAATCCGTGAGGCCGCTGCTATGGCTGAAGGTAACGTGACGGCTGACAAGTGGGTTCGTTTGCGTGCGTGGATTGCCCGTCACCTTGTTGACATGGATGCACCACAGAACACTCCGGGTGACGATAACTATCCTGGGCCTGGTGCTGTGGCAATGGCGTTGTGGGGCGGTGGCGGTTCAAAGCGTAGTGCGCAACGCGCTTTCGAGTACGCGGATGGTGTGGTTGGTAGACTAGAAGCTGAGAATGAAGGCCGAGCGAAGGGCGAAGCGTTGAGCAAGTTAGAAACCCGTATTGTTGAGGTTGACAAGTTTGAAATCCGTGAGGATGCCTCCGGGATGTTTTTGGAGGGTTACGCTGCACTGTTCAACTCTCGCAGTGAGAACTTGGGCGGGTTCACTGAAACTATTCAGCCTGGTGCGTTTCGTGCTTCCCTGAAATCGCGTAACGATGTGAAACTGTTGTGGAACCATGATTCGGGTGCTGTGATGGGTTCGACTCGTGCAGGCACTTTGACGTTGACTGAGGATGAGCGTGGCCTGAAAGTTTCCGCAACACTGCCTGACACAACGTATGGGCGTGATGCTCGTGAGCTTGTTCGCCGTGGCGATGTGACCGGGTTCTCGTTCGGGTTTTCGATGCCTGCCCGTGGCGGGGATGAGTGGAGTTCTGACGGTACTGAACGTGTTCTGAAGTCTGTCCGTTTGCACGAGGTTTCGCTTGTTGCTTTCCCGGCTTACCCTGCCACGAATGGCACGGCTACGGTTCGAGGGTTGGACAAGATTGCACAGCGGGCGAACGTGGATGCTGATGCTCTCGCTGATGCCCTGTTGAAGATTGAGAACGGTGAGGACATTTCTTCGGATGACCGCACCTTGTTGCAGACTGTGATTGATGAGCTGGCACCGACTCCTGAGGCTCCGGTGGTGGATAACAGTTTGGAGATGCTGGCTTTGAAGAAGAAGAAGCTGCAACTTCTGATGGGGTACTGATGGCAACGGTTGAGCAGATCGCGTCAATACTTTTTGATGTTGTTGAGGATGTTGGTGTGGCCGAAATGTTGGCCCGCCGGATTGTTGGACTCGATGATGAGCCGACTAAAGAAACCCGTGTTTTGAAGGCTGCGGAAACGCGCTAGATCGGGTTTGCCCCTGCCAGGTATTCCACCCTTTCCCTGGTAGGGGCTTTTCTTTTTGGAACGGGTTGCACGGCCTGGTTTACAATTGAAGGTATCCGGTGTGCGTCATCGCTACGGTGAGCGATTCTGTGTCATCACGGTTGCGACTACTTTATTCAATTCCATTTAGGAGAAACACAAATGTCCGAGTTTATTAAGCGCCAGCAGGAGCTTAAGGCTAACTTGACCATGCAAATCAGGTCTGTAATCGATGACGCTGAGCAGCAAGGTCGGGGCCTGGATTCCGCTGAGCTCGAAAAAATTGACCGTATCGAATCCGATATTGTCGCGGCACAGCGCAGCATTGAAACTGCCGCTAAGAATGAGGAGCGTGCCGCTGAGGTCGCTGCTGCTTCACGCGGTTTTGAGGTTGTCACTGAGGCACTGACTGACACTGCTGAGATTTTCCGTTCGATGGCTCGTGGTGAAATCCGCGAGTATAAGTTCGGTTTTGAGAAGCGTGCCACACTGGTTCCTTCGGCCAACACTGTCCCCGTAGCTTTCCTTGACCGGATCTACGCACTGGCTCGCCTCGTTGGCCCTTACCTTGAAACCTCTGAAGTCATTCAGCGTGCTTCTGGTGAAGACCTCCGTATCCCTGTGTTCACCGCGTACCCTTCTGCTACTGAGAAGGCTGCCGGTTCTGCACTTGACGAGTCCGAAGCTACTTACTCCAGCCTTCTGTTGCAGATGGCTAAGCAGGGCTTCATCACCAAGATTGCTAACGAGCTTATTACCGATGTCGGTTTTGACCTTGAGGCTACTTTGGTTGAGCAGGCCGCTAACGCTATCGGAACCCGTGTGAACACTGTTGTCCACGCAGCTGTTACGGCTGTTGCGACTGCTGGTGGAACCGCTGGAACCGCTACGGCTATCACCGCTGACGAGCTGATCTCGCTCCAATTTAGTGCTGATGGCTTAGTCAGAACCTTGCCTGGTTCGGGCTATATGGTCAACACTTCCACCCTCGGTGCAATCCGTAGGCTGAAGGACAACAACGGAGCATACATTCTTGACCCCGTTGGCCCTGAAGGTGTTTCTACAATCCTGGGTCGCCCAGTGTTTGAGAACCCTGCCGTTGCCAGCATTGCGACTGGTAACAAGGCTGTGTTCTTCGGTCACTGGCCTTCGGTGAAAATCAGCACGACTGGACTCCAGGCCGCTGTATCCACTGAGGCGTACTTCGAGAACGACATCACCGCTTTCCGTTACACCTATCGCCTTGGCGCTGGTGTTGCGAACGGCGCACACATCAAGTTCCTGCTCCAGCCATAGTCTGAAGTAGAACGGGCTGAAGGCCCTCGCCGTGTTGTAGGTTTCACGGCGGGGGCTTTCGCTATTATGTGGGCATGGCCTACGAAAAACTTAAGGGTGTTGTTTCTTTAGCAACAAATAATCCAAACTCCCCAACGGGCTACGGTGTGCAAGCGGAGTTCCTGGTGCGTTACATGAAACGCCACAGCATGAATGTTGGTGTGCTGTCGAACTACGGCCTCGAGGGTGCTATTGGGGAGCATCGCACTGAGTTTGGTTCCGTGCCTGTTTTTCCGAAGGGTGTTGCACCTTATTCGCAGGATGTTTTGACGGTGTGGCATGAGTTTCATCGGCAGTCTGCACCCGACCTGAAGCACGCGATCATGACTCTTTATGATGTGTGGGTTTACAACGGGTGGAAGGATGACCTGCCGGTTATCTCGTGGGTGCCGTTGGATCATGTGACGTTGCCTCCTGGGGTTGCCCAGTTTCTTCGGCGGGAGAATGTGACCCCGGTGGCGATGGCCCCGCATGGGAAACGACAGTTGGATAACGCTGAGATAGATTCCGTTTATATTCCTCACGCTGTGAACACGAAGGTGTTTGCTAAGACTCCGAAGATTATGGGGCCGGATGGGATGATGCCGACCCGTGAGCTGTTGGGTGTCAGTGATGACACGTTCCTGGTGGCTATGGTGGCAGCGAACAAGGCAAATTCGATATTGCACCGTAAGGCCCCGGATGTCAATTTCATGGCCTTCTCCGCACACTTACGATCGCACCCGGATTCTCATTTGTATGTTCACGCCGACCCAGCACCGAATGTGGGCGGGTTTGATTTGGGTGTGTTGGCTAGGGTGTGTGGGATTCCACCGGAGAAGATTACGTTTGCTAATCGGGACAAGTATCGGGTGGGGTATTCGCAGGCAGAGTTGGCGGCGTTGTATTCGGCTGCGGATGTTCTGTTGGCTCCGTCTTATGGGGAAGGGTTTGGGGTTCCCACTATTGAGGCTCAGGCTTGTGGGACTCGGGTGATTGGTTCGAGTTGGGCTGCTACAGCCGACCTGGTGGCGGAGGATGGTTGGTTGGTTGAGGGGCAACCGCACTGGGATTCTCCGCAGAGCGCTTTTTTCCAGGTGCCACTGCTCGATTCTGTGGTGTCAGCTCTGGCGTTGGCAGATAAGGAACGCGGCTTCTCAGCTGTGTCACGAAAGTTTGCACTCGACTTCGATGAGGAGAAGGTGTGGGCTGATTACTGGATGCCGTTCCTGAAAGAGTATTTTGCGTGAGGTTGTCACACTTCTATCACGTCTACGCGGATGGGGATTGGCTCACACCGGCTACAGAGCATTTTGAGGAGCTTCGCGTTTCAGGTTTACTGGATGAGCTTGACGGAATCTATTTGGGTGTAGTGGGGTCGCGTGAGAACCGGCGGAAGGTGAAACGGGCGTTACGTCATCATGTGACGGTGGAGGCTGTTGAGGGTTGGGAGCAGGTGACGTTGAATAAACTCCGAGACTTCTGCCAAACCGATGATGGGGTGGTGTTGTACGCGCACACTAAGGGGGCTTGGTCGCAGAGTGAGCTGGCTCGGGTGTGGCGGGTGTCGATGACCCATGACGTTGTGACACGGTGGCGTGAGTGTGTTTATGCGTTGGAAACAGTTCAGGCTGCCGGCTCGTTTTGGTTAAAGTCGTGGGAGCCGGAGCACGCCGATCATGAATCGTTTTTTGCAGGAAACTTTTGGTGGGCACGATCCGATTACGTTCGCACCCTCGAGCCGGTGGGTTTAGACAATCGGTTTCAGGCTGAGGGCTGGGTTGGTTTGCGGAAACCTTCAGTGAAGATTATGCGTGAAGGCTATTCGTATTGGGGGAACTTTTGGGAACCGTCTTAGTCACAGCGTTGTACGGTGATTTTGAGCCGGTGCGACCGTTACCTGCCGACCACGGGTTTGATGATGCTGTGTGTTTCACGGATGACCCTAACCTGGTGGCTGACGGTTGGAGGGTGGTGGTGTTGCCTAGTGCGCATCATCCGAGGTTGGCGGCGAAACTTCCCAAGATGCTCCCGTTTGATTTGGTGAAGGCGGAGATCGTGGTGTGGATTGACGCTGCGTTCGAGGTGGTGTCACCAGAGTTCAGGGGCTTCTGCGAGGACAGCCTGGCCGATCATGACTTTGTTGTGTGGGAGCACCCGGATTTATGGCATAGGGATGACCTTTACAAGGAGGCCGCTTATTGTCAGGACTGGCCGAAGTATAAGGATTGGCCTATTAGGGGACAGACTGAGCATTACCGGGCTGAGGGGATGCCGGAGGGTTTCGGGTTGTGGGCTTGCGGTGCGATTGTGTGGCGTAACAGTGACAAGGCTAGAAGCTTCGGTCACGCTTGGCATGAGGAGAATCTGCGTTGGTCAATTCAAGACCAGGTGTCGTTCCCGTATTTGGTGTGGAAGTTGGAACCGAACTTTGGTGTGTTTCCTGCACACGAGTTTCATAACCCTTACCTGACTTGGCGGGAGCATCCGAAAGATGTTTGAGCGTATAACGTCTGAGCAGATTTCTGACCAGCCGGGCCATGTGTACCGTTACGAGTTCGCTGCGGGTTGGTTGGAGCCGGGTGAGCGTGTGTTGGATGTCGCGTGCGGTGTCGGGTATGGGGCGAAAGTTATGACCGACATTGTGCCGGTGAAGTATGTGGGCGTGGATAAGGTTGTGCCGGCGCAGGAGTTCGCTGGGTTGGGAAAGTTTCATGCCGAGGTGAACCTTGACGAGTGGGTGCCTGGGTTCGGGTGGGATGTGTCTGTGTGTTTTGAAACGTTGGAGCATTTGGTGAACCCGCAACATTTGGCAGCGCAACTGGTGAAGGCGAAACGGTTGGTAATCGTGTCTGTCCCGACAAGACCAACCAAGCATTTCAATCCGTATCATTTGCACGATTTCACGGTGGATGATGTGTTGTCATTGTTTGCCGGGTGTGAGGTTCTACACTTGGAAGACCAGCCGGAGGAGCTGTCACACATTTTTGTTTTCGGAGGCTCTGGTGCTTGAGAACCTGATTGTGCCGGTGCTAAACCGTTACGACCTACTAGATCGCATGGTGTCGAGCATTGACTACCCGGTGGAACATTTGCTTATCATTGACAACGGGGCCAGCTCTGTGCTCGAGGATATGGCGATTGATGTGCCGGCGTGTGTTGAGCACACGACTTATTTGCCTATGCCAGCGAATTTGGGGGTCGCTGCGTCATGGAATTTGGGAATCAAGTCGTTTCCGTATGCTGAACGCTGGTTTATTGCCTCGAATGACGTGCGTTTCGAGCCTGGTGCCCTTCAGAGGCTCTCAGAGGCCCGTACAGACGAGATAACCCTGTCTAAGATGTTCCCTAACTGGCAGACGTTTGCGCTCGGCTATGAGGCTGTCAGGCGTGTGGGTTTGTTTGATGAGCGTTTCTTTCCAGCATTCTGTGAGGACAACGATTATACGTTTCGTGCGGAGCAGGCTGGGGTTACGATCCGGTCAATTGAGGTGCCGATGATTCACGACAACAGTTCGACAATAAATTCCGACCAAGAGTTGTTGCAGAAAAATTCGCGCACTTTCCCCACGAACGCGGCTCTGTATTACGACAAGGTGGCACGGGAGGATTTCAGTGCAGGGTTTTGGGATGTGGAACGGCGCAGACTGAACGGGTGGGAGGCCGGGCGGTAGAATGGTGGTTGGAGGTTTATTTTGGCCATTGTGAATGGGTACGCGACACTTTCGGATGTGAAGGCTGCAGCTCGCATCACCGACACGATTGATGACGGGTTGTTGGAGATGGCGATTGAGTCCAGCTCCCGCGACATTGATGCTTACACTGAGCGCGTGTTTTTCAGCACGGGTGCAACAGCTGTGGCTCGTGTGTATATTCCGCAGGACATTTATTTGGTGGAAACGGATGACATCATTTCGGTGACGACGTTGAAGTCTGACAGCACCGGCAACGGCACGTTTGACATCACTTGGGCTGCTAAGGATTACCAGTTGGAGCCGTTGAATGGTTTGGCTGGTGGAATTGCGACCCCAGCGACAAGGATTCGGGCGATCGGTGACTACTTGTGGCCGGTGTATGAGCCTCGCAATGTCAACAGTAATCAGGCGAGCGTGCAGGTGACGGGTGTGTTCGGGTTTGCTTCTATCCCAATGGCTATCAAACAGGCAACCATCCTGGCCTCGCTTAGGGCGTATAAGCGATATGAGTCCCCTACGGGTGTGCTCGGGTTCTCCGATGTCGGTGTAATCAGAATCGGCAGACTCGACCCGGATGTCGAACGGTTAATCCAGCCTTACAGGAAGCTTCGTTTCGCGTGAGCATCAGCCTGATGCGGGCTGGCCTCGCAACAAACATGAACACGATTACGGGCCTTCGTACTTATGCGGAGATTCCTGACGATCCGATGATGCCCGCTGCCGTTGTGCAGTTGGGTTCAGTCACCTACAACAGTGCTTTCGCTAAAGGGTTGACCGAATACAGTTTCGTGGTCACAGTGATTTTCGGGCGCATTGCCACAGTGCAAGCACAGAAAAACTTGGATGCACTTATCTCGACTGGCTCGGGTTCGTTGAAGACGGCCATTGAGATAGATCGCACTCTGGGCGGTAACGCTTTCGACACGAGGGTTTCTGAGATGACTAACGTGACCTCCGTTACAATTGGAGATATCACATATTTATCGGCAGATTTTGCCGTGACCGTGTTCGCACTATAAGGAGAAAACTGTGGCAAAGTTTGTCGCTACTAACTACAACATCACAATCAACGGGACTAATTTCAGTTCCGATATTGCTGCAGTCACATTT